GCAACTTCGCACATAAGTATGGTAAAAACGGAAAGACGATCCCGCCACTTCACTTTAATACAAAAGTATATTCTTGTATGATGGTTCGTAACGATATTCCATTTCGTTGGAGAGCTAGATACAATGAAGATGTGGATTTGTGTTTGAGAGTTTTAAAAGAGGGTTGGTGCACAGTGCTCTTTAATGCATTCTTGGCTGACAAGGCTACAACACTAAAGATTAAAGGTGGTAACTCACAAGAACTTTATGATGATGGTAAAGCCAAGATGGAAAAATCAAAGATGCTTGAACGCTTGCATCCAGACGTAGCGAGAGTTACTTGGAGATTTAATCGTTGGCATCATTGGGTGGATTGGAAAGCATTCCGAAAAAACTATTTAGAAAAAGTCGATAACATTGTATACCCTGAAGACCCTGAGTATGGTATGAAACTTATCGATATTGGTAGAGAAAATGTTGGCACACGTGCCATTGATGATTATTGGGAGTAGATAATGAAAGCAGGTAAGGTATGGGGTACGACAGAACTTATTGAAGCCAATGGTGCTTTAGAGTTTCATCGTATCGAAATGGAAAAGGGTGGAGTTTGTTCTAAGCATTTGCATAGATATAAGTGGAATGGCTTCTATGTTGAATCAGGACAGATGCTAGTGCGCACATGGCAACGTGACTACGATCTAGTAGATGAAACCATTCTAAATGCAGGTGAATACCACAAAGTCAAGCCTGGCCTTTATCATCAGTTTGAATGTACTGAATCTGGTGTGGCATATGAGTTGTATTGGGCAGAGTTTAACCACAATGATATTGTGCGTGAAACTGTAGGTCATGCAGGTGGTAAAGAAACTGTACCTATTGATCGTAACTATAAGGGCTTTATGACTAAGAAATGATGAAGTATATCTTTGATGTAGACGGTACACTAACACCCAGTAGAGGCAAGATTGATATTGAGTTTCGTAGGTGGTTCTCTAAGTTTGCGGAAGAGAATGATGTGTACCTTGTCACAGGGTCTGATAGACAAAAGACTATAGAGCAAGTTGGAGAACTCGTTTATAATAGAGCTAAGAAAGTCTATCAGTGTAGTGGTAATGATGTTTGGATCAAAGATGCTAGAATAAGCACAATTGATTTCAAGATAAGTGAAGAACTAGAAAAAGCTTTGATGCAAGAGGTTTCTTCTAGTAGGTTCTATGAAAAAACAGGCTATCATATTGAAAAGCGTGATGGTCTTGTAAACTTCAGTATATGTGGCAGAAATGCTAGTATGCAAACTCGTGCCATGTATAAACAATGGGATGAGCACAAAAGTGAACGCTTCTTGATCGCAGAAAAACTAAACGAGACATGGGAAGATTATGAGTTCAAGGTCGCTGGTGAAACAGGTATAGATATTACCCCAAGAGGATCAAATAAATCTCAGATATTGACAGACTTCTCAGATTATGATACAATATGGTTCTTTGGAGATAAAACTTCATTTGGTGGAAATGATCATGAGATAGCAGTAGCTGTTTCAGATCGTCTTGGTAGAAATAGAGTATTTACGGTAGATAGTTGGCGACACACATGGAACATTCTAAAAGGATCGTAGGATTTACTTGTAGCACATTTGACTTATTACATGCGGGTCATATTGCTATGTTACGTGAAGCAAAAGAACAATGTGACTATCTTATCTGTGGGTTACAAGTAGACCCATCAGTAGATAGAGAAGAAAAGAACAAACCTGTACAAACTCTTGTTGAACGGTGGTTTCAACTGCAAGGTGTTAAGTATGTGGATGAAATTATTCCATATCAAACTGAAAAAGATTTAGAAGACCTCTTGCAAATGTTGAATATTTCTGTTAAAATAATGGGTAATGAGTACAAGGATAAAGATTTTACTGGTAAAGATATTTGCCGTAAGCGTGGTATAGATTTATACTTTAACTCAAGAGATCATAGGTTCTCTACAAGCGATTTACGCTTTAGAGTTCATGCAATAGAAACATTAAAGGAACTAGAAAATGAATGATGACGTACAACTCCAACCTGTGGTTCGCCGCCGTGAACAAAAGTTCAAACTTGGCATTATCGGACATGGGTTTGTAGGAAAAGCAGTAGACTATGTGTTTACAACACCGACTGTTGAAAAGTTTGTGGTGGACCCAAAGTATAACGAGAATACTTTACAAGACCTTTGCGAATGGCAACCGTCTTGCGTGTTCATTTGTTTGCCCACACCATCAAAAAATGATGGCAGCATCGATACAAAGAATATTGATGAAGCGGTGATGCGTTTGGTGAATCAGACGGATGCGTTTATTGTAATCAAGTCAACTGTAACACCTGATGTGATTGATCGCCTATCACGTATTGATGGTCGTATTGTATATCATCCAGAGTTCTTGACCGAAGCCAATGCCAAAATGGAAATGCTAAATGCTCCATTCCGTTTGGTCGGTGTACAACAACAAGAAGCTGCTCAACACTTAGAAGGGTTATACAACTACTTTAGTATTGCAAACCCTGCACAGATGATTCCTATGTCACCTGTAGAAGCATCTTTCTTTAAGTATGCCGTGAATAACTTCTTGGCAATGAAGGTTACATTCATGAACCAACTCAAAGAGGTTATGGACGAGTATGGTGGTAGCTATAACCAAATGTCTCGTGCATTGGCAGCAGATCAACGCATTGGTTACTCACACATGAAAATCCCTGGACCCGATGGTAAAGCAGGATTTGGTGGGGCATGTTTCCCAAAAGACTTGTCAGCCTTTATCAACTTTGTTGAGAAGAAAACAGGTGTTGAACCTGCTCTATTGAAAACAGTGAAAACTATTAATGATGACATCCGTAGTCAATACGAACTATCAGATCGGGAGAAAGAACAAAATGTCAATTATGGACAAGTTGAAGAAGAACAGCAAGATAAAGACAACGGAGATTCTGAATCAAAGTAAGTTCTTCAACGAAAAAGAAATGACCCCTACAGATGTGCCAATGGTAAACGTGGCACTCTCAGGGTCTGTTGACGGTGGTATTGCGGCAGGGCTTACAGTCTTGGCAGGTCCATCGAAACACTTCAAGACATCCTTTGCTTTACTTATGGCAAGTGCATATCTAAAACGTCACCCTGAGGCTGTGGTATTATTCTACGACTCAGAGTTTGGTTCACCGCAGTCATACTTTGAACAGTTTGACATTGACCCTGAGCGTGTGTTGCACACACCCATTGCAAACGTAGAAGAACTAAAGTTTGATTTGATTGGTCAACTCGAAGAGTTAGATCGTAATGATGATGTGATTATTGTTATTGACTCTATTGGTAACTTGGCATCCAAGAAAGAAATGGAAGACGCCCTGAATGAGAAATCAGTAGCAGATATGTCTCGTGCTAAAGCTCTAAAAGGTTTGTTTCGTATGGCAACACCATACTTAACCATGAAGAATATTCCGCTACTTGCGATCAATCATACATACAAAGAGATTGGGTTATTCCCAAAAGACATTGTTGGTGGTGGTACAGGTATTTATTATTCTGCTGACAACATTTGGATTCTTGGTAGACAGCAAGATAAAAAAGGTACTGAAATCCAAGGTTATCATTTTGTGATTAATGTTGAGAAAAGTAGATATGTTAAAGAAAAGTCTAAGATTCCTATTACTGTTTCCTGGGACGGTGGTGTGCGCAGTTATAGCGGCCTTCTTGATGTGGCTCTTGCTGGTGGGTACGTTACTAAACCTTCGAACGGATGGTATCAATCATCTGTTAGTGCGAATGGCGAAGATGGTATCAAAGTACGGTATGATCAAACTCTAGAAAAAGATTTTTGGGAACCAATCTTTGCAGAGACAGACTTTAAAGAGTTTGTCAAGAGACAATACTCTATTGGATATAAATCTGAAGTAGATATGGATGATATTGTAGATGACGGAGAATGAAGATTATGAACTAGTTCCTAGTGAGGTTGGCGATCATTGGGATGTTCGCATTCTCACTGGCGAATTTATTGAAACCGTATTCAACTTTGGTGCTATCAAAGTATCTGATGATGGGGAAAGCCTTAACTACTCTGCTGAGATCAAGGCACATCAGTTTGGTGAAGATTGGAACCCTGATGAGGATATGAATTGGCACGAAACAACAGGCAATATTTTATTAAATATTTTAGAAAGGTCTATAGAAAATGATAATCCTGATAATGGGACTGCCGGGAGCGGGTAAGACGCATCTCGCCATGCGACTACAAAATATTCTTAACTGTGCATGGTATAATGCGGATGCTGTCCGTAAAATGGCAAACGATTGGGATTTTTCAGATGCAGGTAGACGTAGGCAAAGTGAACGCATGAATAGCATTGCCTTGTTTGAAGGAACACGAGGTCGTACCGTCATCTGCGACTTCGTGTGTCCTACTGCGGAAACTCGGAAGAACTTTAGTGCAGACATTACTATTTGGATGGACACTATCGGACAGAGTAGATTTGAGAATACTAATAACATTTTTGAGAAACCTACGGACGCACATCATGTTGTAAAGTCTTGGATGAGTGACGAAGAGATTGAAGGGTTTGCAACTATGTTAAAGGAAGAATACAATGTTTGATTACAAGAAACCTACTACACAGATGTTAGGTCGTTGGCAACCATGGCATGACGGTCATACTGCATTGTTCAAAAAAGCATTGGCAGAGACAGGTCAAGTTGTCATCATGGTTCGTGATGTTGGTGGTATCATTGGTACAGATGCAGGGGGTGGACGTACCGAAGGTCAGTACGATAATCCTTTTAAGTGGAATGAAGTACGTCAAAATATTGTTGCTGGTCTTGCAGAACATGGGTTTACAGAGGGTGTAGAATATGTTATTATGCAAGTTCCAAACATTGTAGACATCAGTTATGGTAGAGGTGTGGGGTATACCTTTACACAACACGATCTAGGCGAAGAGATTCATAATATCTCTGCAACCAAGATACGAATGGCTATGAGGCAAGAAGGTAAACTGTGAGCAACATTGAACAAACCATATTAAAGAACTTACTTACTGAGGAGCCTTACATGCGTAAGGTTCTTCCTTTTATTAAGCCTGAATACTTCCAAGGTGTATACAATCTACTATTCAAGGAAGTTGCAAAGTTTGTTGCCAAATATAACAAACTACCAACACATGATGCCTTCAAGATTGAGATTGATCAGAGTGACAAGTTCAATGACGATCAATACCAAGCTGCTATGGAAATCTTACCGAATATCTTTTCTGCTGAGAAAGCAGATGATAAGTGGTTAGAGGATACTACAGAAAAGTGGTGTCAAGATAGAGC